TGATAGGACATAAACCAACAATTTATGTTAAATCACCATTCAATGCATAACCATTGAAACGCAAACGAATAGAAAGAAGGTATAGTTCTTGTAGCCCAATTCATACCGATACTATACTTTCTTTCGTTCGTTCATTTGCCCGTCCGAAAGAAAGTGTTTTTTTTGGATAGGGAATAAGTATTCACTATTAAACGAGAAGGGATAAACTATGGATGACATAGACTTTAAACATATACATGCACATAAACCAAATATGCAAAATTATATTGTGACAGTCGCTTATTTACAAAACGATAGTCATGAGGATAAATTTGGTTGGGATAGTGGCGAAGTATGGAAAGTAGACATACATGCTATTGATAATATAACAGCTATACAAAATGCTTTAAAAATAGTTGCTATAGAACGTGCTAACAAAATGACTGATTATGTATCTATGCTAGATGATGAAGTAATTAATACTAAAGAAGATGTTATAGATATACAACGCAGACTAATAGAAACAAATTTATTTACTGAATGGCAATTGATAGAACCCACATCTATTCAATGTCATTTAGCAAATGATGAAGACCTGTTGTTTGATATTACGGCTAACAATATTGATAACCATATATCAACTACAGCAGACCAAGTAGAAAAATACCTGAAAGGATTTGAAGATGGTAATTCAACAGAATCCACCTAATCCAGACAATAGTGCTAAAGGTAAGAAACCGTCATTGTTGACTGATGACGTAGTTAAACACTTATTAGCATATCCAAATATATGGTTCTTAATAGGACAAAAGGATAATTGGATTAGTGGTATTAAACAAAATATTGAGTCAATGACTCAACGCAACATAGAACATTTATCTAACAAAGGTAAGTTCGAAGTTGCACAAAGGAAAAATAAAACTGATGATGTAATCGATGTATATTGTCGGTTTGTAACTATAGAACAGGAAGAAGAATAATGGAAAAATCAATCGATTGCTGGAAATTACTCAATGCTGTATTGGGTAAGTCTAGACGTATATTATTATACGGTCCACCCGGCACAGGTAAAACATACAGCGCAGTAAAACAAAACCCACCATTGGATATGAATGGTGAACCAAACGTATACCAAATTACTATGACAGAAGATACTGCTTCTGCTAACTTAGAAGGCTTTTACAAGCCAAGTGCAGATGGTAGTTTCCAATGGCATGATGGTATAGCTATACAAGCATGGCGTAATGGTGGTAGATTGGTCGTTAACGAAATTGACCACGCTTCACCGGACGCTATGACATTCTTGCATGCAATATTGGATGACCAAGACATTGCTATGTTGACGTTAAATAATGATGATAAGGAAACTGTAAGACCTGCAGAAGGTTTTCAGGTTGTTGCTACAACTAACAGTCCACCTGAATCATTACCACTAGCACTTAAGGATAGATTTCCTGTAAAGGTATATGTCGATAAAATACATCCACAAGCTATGGCTAAGTTCCCAGACGAATGGCATGGTGTTATTACTGATACAACACTTATTGATGACCCAGAAGAAAGGGTATCAGTTCGTGCATGGTCAGAATTCTTTGACTTACAAAACAAAGGATTTAGTATAGATGTTGCAGGTAAACTTATCTTCTCAGATAAAGCAGATGATTTACTTGACGCTATACAGCTAAGTCAGGTCGACTAATGTACGGTCATAAAGCATATCCCTATCCACAGATAGTAACTAATGAGGAATGGGAGGTATACGAAACTACCGACCGTGACCCATCACCTAGAACAGACAATCTTAATAGAAAAATGTATGTTCCGTTGGATAGGGAATGTAATAAATGTGGTGTTAATCACAGCAAATACATTCGTAGACACGAATTAGGTCATGCTAAATGGTCACCTAAAACCATAGGTAAACTAAGACCCGGTGTTAGACAAGACGCAGTAGAAGTATTAGAAGAAGTAAGAATTAATTACTTACTTGCTAAATACAATTTACCTGTAGATGAATATATTGAATGTGAAGATATGTTCAATATGAAGTTTATGGATATTATCTACAATAAGTCTATTGCTGATGTTATATTATTTGGTATAGCTTCTCAAGCATATGTACGTGATACATATATGCAAGCAACTGAACAAGCTGAATCAATACAAAAAATAATTTACGCTGTTGTAGATAATGCTAATGACATATCACCATTACGTAAAGCAGAACTTAGTTTTGCAATTAATCAGATTAAAGGGTTTGCTAATAAAATTACTTACAGTAGGGCAGGACAAAATCCTAGCTATCGTAAAGTACAAAAATTAGCCAAAGACTTATCTGAAATACTAGATATGTTTACAGAATTACCTGAACCATATGAACAACCAAAGCAGGAACACACTGCACCCGGTATGGATGAAGAAGAATCTGAATCTAATGAAACAAATGATGGTGATGTAAACGATTTAGAAAGACGTATGCGTGAAAAACTGTTAGAAGATATGTCATACATGTCAGGTCGTGGTATAGGTTATTGGGGTGAAATGGAAATACATGAACCACCATTAACTGTTAACTTACAAGCAAGACTGAAAGGTAGTCGTGCATATAGACCTATGGATTATGGTTATAATCCTAAATACATTAATCGTTATTGTATTGATAAAAAGATATTCAAACAAAAACAAAATGTAAAAGGTGGCACAATATTAATTGACGCTTCAGGTTCAATGCGTTTTGATGGCGATGACATATTAGAAATTATGAATATGTTGCCTGCAGTTAATATTGCAATGTATAACGGTTTTACATCTAGCGGTGACTTACGTGTTATAGCTAGAAATGGTAAACGTGTAGATGATAATTACTTAGATAAACATAGTGGTGGTGGTAACGTTGTTGACGGACCAGCATTAGAATGGTTAGCCACTATGCCTGCTAGAAGAATATGGGTATCAGATATGAAAGTATTTGGTGGTTCAGGTGACACTGCAGGTGCAAACTTACTAAGGGATTGTTATAAGATATGTACTAAAAACAAAATTATTAACCTCAAGGATATTGAGGAAGTAAAGGAATATGCACTTAAGCTAAATCAAGTGCTATAGTGGTAAGGAATATAGTAACACGCAAGTGTGCCTGTGTTTCCTTTCCATAGGTCAAGCTGTATTTAGTAGCAGAATAGAGTGCAGGGAGAACCTGCAACGGGTTTACTTCAAATAGTCAACAACAACCTATAGTGAACACTGCTACGCTTACCTTATTTTTATATATTTAGCAGAACCTTGCAAGAGCTAAGTGACGAAGCACCTTGCGCGGTGCGAGGAAGCGTGCGAATGCATTGGTGGGCTAAATACGAGTAAGCGATGAGATAATTAGGAGGTGTATAATCTAAATTCTCAAGTCAATCTATGGATAGCTACGTCTAATGAGTTATCACCTAAACCAATCAACATAGTAACTAGCAAAGGATGCACTTACTTGCGAGGTAAAAGCGGTATTTAGTCATGCTTGAATTAAATACTGAGTTAGGTGTCAGTTCTATTAGCTGAAGATTAGTAGATTCGTAGCTACGAGTAGATAGTCTGTAGCACATTGATAGTAACTCATTTTCCAACTTCTATCTGTGTGTTACAGACTATTTATTTTTTTTGATAACCTTGACTAAGTTACAATATCAAACTAGAGTGAAACGTATGAATATAGATGAAATGCTTGAAGAAGCAGAAAAAGGAAAGAACAGTGCCATATTTAAACGTATCACAAAAGAAGCCGAACCATTTTGGTTGGGTTGTGAGGAACGAGTAATAGCTGGTAAGACAATAAAACCATACGTAGTATCAAGATTATTGAAAGAACATTTTGATGTCAAAATAAGTGAAACTGCAATACGCAATCACTTTTCTAATTTGTTGGCTAATAATGTCGAATAAAAAAGACATAGACAAACTGTTCTTGGAAGCAGAATCTAAACAAATTCAAGAACTAAAAGCTGACAATCTTAAACTGCTTAGGCAATTAGATAAAGCTAAAAATAAAAAAGCTGATTTAATAGAAGCCCTATATCAAGCAGTATCAACTAACCTAAGAACCTGGAATAAACCTTCTATTCCTAAACCCGTCAGTAAGAAAAGAATAAAAGACGAGGAAACTGCTGTAGCTATACTATCAGACGTGCAATTGGCTAAAGTAACGCCAGATTATAACACAGAAGTAGCTGAAGAACGTGTAATTAAATACGCAAATAAAATAGTTGAGTTGACAAATATACAAAGAAATGCACATAGTGTACGTAAATGTCACGTATTAGCTGCAGGAGATATAGTAGAAGGTGAGCTTATATTCCCAGGTCAAACACATTTGATTGATGCTAGTTTATATAATCAAGTAACAGTTGATGGACCTAGGATATTGACACAGTTTTTTGACATATTACTTGCCAATTTTGATGAAGTAGAAGTAACTTGGGTAATTGGTAACCATGGCAGCCTTGGTGGACGTGCAAGGAAAGACTATCACCCTGATAGTAATGCAGACAGAATGCTAGGAAAGATAATGTCAATGGTTTATGAAAAAGAAAAAAGAATTACTTTTAATATACCAGACTCTGAAGGTGATAATCATTGGTTTGGTATAGCAGACATAGGTAATGGATGTAAGTTTTTTGTATGGCACGGAGATAATGTTCGTGGTCATTCAGGATTTCCATGGTATGGCTTTGGTAAGAAGCTATTAGGTTGGAAAGCATTAGCTAGTAGAGGTCTTATGCCAGACTTTGATTACGCTATTGCAGGACATTTCCATACGCCTACAACAATGTACGTGAATGACATACGTTTGTGGGTTAATGGAAGCACAGAAAGCTATAACACATATGCGTTAGAACAATTAGCTTCAATGGGTAGACCATGCCAGTGGCTGCTATTCGCTAAACCTGACCATGGTGTTACAGCAGAATATTTAGTAAAACTGTGATAAATAAAAATATACTATATATAATACAATTATGACACATATAAATGTCAAGTCTAAATGGACATTGACTAGCATAGAGTATAGTGGTTTAGGTGATAAGCCATACTTTATATTAAGCAATGAACAAGGTGATGTTAAGTTAGTTCCTATTACTAGGGGAGTACATAACTTAAAAGACCTATTAGACTTAGAAGAAGAATAATATTTTTTCTGTCTGTTCCTTACGGTACAGACAAGAAAAAAAAAGAAAGGGAATGTTATGACTAATAACGTTGACTTGCTATCCCCATTTCCACAGGAGATAGTTCGTAAAGCACCCGCAGGTAAGTTCGGTGACTATGTGCCACACGCACATTATGTCGAACGACTAAGGGATAGTGGAGTTAAATACACATGGCAATGTGAAGCCGTATACGGTACGTATAACGGAGAAAAAAGAATAGTAGGTGCTAAAGGTACTATAACTATTGAAGGCATGGGTAGCTATGATGGGTTCGGTGATGTCGATACATTTAAGCTAGGCAATGCTAAGTTCAATGACGGTACTAACCTTAAAGATGCAGAGTCTGATGCATTTAAACGTGCATGTATGCGTTTTGGTTTAGGCGTTGAGCTATGGTCTGGTAGTAAACAATCAGAAGAAGAAGCTACAGCAGTAGCACCTGATGGTTACACTCAGGAAATGGCTGAGAAAGACGCTAAAGTCGAAGTACATAAAGTAGATATGCGTAAGAAAGAAAATAAACCTTCAAAGGAAACATTAGAACGTATGAAAGCAATTGCAGATAGCGTTGTTAATGAGCCAGAAGAAGCACCATTCTAATGCAAGACCTTAACTTTATTACACAAACTGTTGCAGAGATGACTTCTAGAGTTGAATCTACAGAAACTGTTAATAAAATAATAGGTACTGCAAATCAGTATGCACAAGTCAAGAAGTTTCCTGCAAGCAAGGAACTCTGGTCAGATGAACAGGTCGGAGCTTATCTTGATATGATTGAACGTATGCTTGATTTACCTACTGAGTTTACTCAGGGTGAGTTTGAAGCAATGTCAATACAAGAGAAACTTAGTGCAGCTGGAATAGAAACAGTAGACATTACTAACGGACCACAAACTCCTGAAGGTATTGTCGGAGAGGTAGTAAACCAAATGGCTGAACAAAATAAATACAGAGATGACCTTAAGTGTCCTTACTGTCAACAGATGGTATATGACAATCGTAACAGTAAAAGGTCAGATAAAAGTCCAGACTTTACGTGTAGCACTAATGACCCTACAGTATGTGGTGGTCACACAGGTAAATGGCGTAAGTCTTGGTGGATAGATAACAGTGATATACCAGAGGAGTGGGGAATATGATACCTGAATACTTTAGAGGTGAAGCAATACCCCCGTATATCAAAAGTAAAACACAGTTGGTTGCTTATGTATTAACACGATACATGAACGAAGAACCAATATCTAACTGGGAGTTTGTAGCAGAATTATACTGCCACAGATTCGGTGGTATTATCCATAATCTTAGGCAGGAAGGTTATAAGATAACTACTTTACCTAGTAAGAAACGTGGGTTAGTTCATTACTATTGTACTGAATTACCTACAAAGAAAGCTGCTACCATTAGCTAATGATAGAAGTATTGGTCGGTTGTATGATACCCCTGTTGATTACAACCGATACATTACCGGAGTACAGGGAATGTATGGAAGTGGCTTCTAAAGTCGAATATGTGTTAGAACATACAGACCTTGTACAACGGTATTTTAAAGAGGAAGACATCTTGCGTGCTTTAGGCATAATATACTGCGAAAGCTCAGGTAAAGCTGGAGCAGTAGGCGAGAACACTAACGGTACACAAGATGTTGGACTCTGGCAATTTAATGACAATACCTGGGCTTGGTTAACACCTAAACTAGGTATAATAAGTAATAGAAAAGACCCTGAAGTATCTACAGCAGTGGCTTCATGGTTAGTGTACAATGACGGTTGGCATCATTGGAACAGTAGTAAACACTGCTGGAAAGGAACTAATAATGAAATGTTGTGGTTACAAACTAACAACAGTATGTCCAGTAACTGACCAAGTATATTGCGAGTATTGCGAAAAAGTATGGGGTCATGTAGATGAGTTTTTGGTGGCATAATGGATGATTATTTATATAGTTACAAAGTAAACAAAAAGTTTATACGACAATTAGATAGTATGTTTAACTACATATGCGAAGATTGTACAGCAGCGTATATGACTAACGTACCATGGGATACAAAGTGTCCTAACTGTATGGATAATTATTATAAAGGAAAAGATATATGAAAGAAAAAATTGACATAAAAAATATAAATATATTTACACACCCACGTTACATGAAAGTATGGGCAAAACAATTTGACCAAGCATGTGGAAGCGATACATTTAACGTAGCGCCAAACATGATTAAGCTAAGGTTCCTCATGGATAAATTTGTAGTAGATTATAACTACCATTTGGAACAACTAGAAGATGAACATCAACACGATGCACATGTTAAAGATTACAAAAGGATGGAAGAAGAATGACTGTAAACAAAGAACACACTATGTATAGCACTTACCTTTACTGGAAAAAGAATGAACGTAAAATTAAAGATAGAATACAAAATACATTTGATTTAGATTACATTATTAAGTAATGGAGAATCTCTCACAAATCAGAGAACATGCCCTAGAAAGAGCAGGAGGACGCTGTGAGTGGGCATATTGTAACGATAACAAATGGTTAGAGCTTGCACATATACAAGGTATAGGTATGGGTGGCAATAAAAAACGTAAGTTTGATTTAAACAATGTTGCTATATTATGTAAGCACCACCACGATATCTATGATGGTCGGCAACGTGTCGGAACTAGTGTAGCTTATAGAGATTTATTAAAAGGTTTTTTAAAAAGAGAATCTCAATTGTAACAATGTCATACGACAATTATTTATTAAATGAATAGTTTTTGTATTTTTCTTTATTATAATTTGGATTATCTTTGTGCCACTGATTAGCCCATTTCATTGCATCATAAGCAAGTACTGCAGTACCTACAATGTTTCCTGCACCAATAATTTTACCTGCAACTTTAGCAGCACCTGACGCAGCACTAAACAATTGTGCAGCTGATTTACTTTGTATATACTGACCAGCTCTAGTTTGTGGAGCTACTAATGTTTTATAAATATTTTTTCCTTTTGAACCACCTGTTTTATATGAAAATACTTTACCTGTATCATCTACCATATATTCAAATTTAGAATGCGCACCTATACCAGTTCTTTTTAATGAACTTACTACAGGATTTCCAGCTTTAGGTGGACGTCCTTTTTTAGGTGTAGGGTAACCTTCTTTAGCATATGTAATACTTTTAGTTTTATATTTTCCTTTACCTCCACCTTTACCACCTTGGTCAAATTGTTTACCTGATTCTTGTGCATAACCTTTACCTATTGATTCAGCAGGTTTAGTTTCTTGTATAACTATTTGACCTAAACCTTTAAGTTTACCTCTAGGACTTAATGTTGTACTTCTAGAAGATGTTCTAAATCCTTTTTCATGATGAGTATATGGTTGTAAATTATATTTTGAATATGTTTCGGTTAATGTAGAAGTAGTTTTAACTCCTAATTTTGAATATGATTTTGTTGTACTTACCCTTTGTTGTACATCCATAGGAATTCTTGGATTACTACTTAATTCAGGTAATTTACTCATAACACTTCTTCTTACTGTACCTTTTTTATATGATGTTTCTTTGTTATATGGTTTAAATCCTGCTTTTGTTTTTTTAGCACCAGACATAACACCATAACCTGCACCCGTAGCTGCAGCTGTGCCGTACTTTGGCTTACGTTTTTTAGGTGGGTCTGCTTTAGCCATGTAACTTATTATATTGTTTGTCGAATTGTGCTTGTGTTTTACGATAACCTTTAGCTTGTTTTTTAAGCCATTTTTTATCGCCAAATATATCAGGATAACCGCTAGACGCTAACTGTTGTGCCATAAATTCTAGCTTGTCAGCTTTAGCACCAGCTTTTTTAGTTAACATTTTAGCTTGATATTGTCTACGCTTTAGCTCTTGCTTACCAAGACCAGCATATCCTTTACCTACTTTATCGTAATGACCAGGCATTATGGATTTAACTTAGTTCCACGATTCTTGACATTTCTATCTTGCCAAGTTTTAAGTGCTATATTCATAACTTTTGATTGAAGTTGTTGCATTTGTGTTTTCTTTGTAGTAGCTCTTCCACGCTTATCTTTAATTGTAATTGATGGAGCATAAGGTAAAATTCCTGATTGCATTAACTTATAACCTACACGATAAGGTGATTCAGGAACGTTTTTACCGCCACCTTCAATTTTTACTTGATTACGCATTACTTACTCACTTTAGCTGGTGATGATATTTGCTTTTTAGCAAACTCTTTAACAACTACTAACGCTGCACCTGCACCGGACATAGCTGCTAATTGAACTGCACTAGCGTCTACACCTACAAGTGGAGCAACTGTTAATGCACCAAT